TCTGTTTTCGGTTGTTAATTTATAACCAGTTGCTCCCGTGTAACCCAGAGGACCAGCGTACAGACTACGAATCTCTGGTTTTGCAGACTTCGAACCAAAGGTGATGCTAAACGGAACCATGTCTGCTCCCACACTTTGAACGCTACCAGTAACTTTCACTGGAGCAAAGTGCGTTTCACTGATTCTGCCAGGACCGTAAGCGGTAGGACCGCTCTTACCAAACGTAGGACCAACAACTTGAATTATAGATGTAACCGTAACGTTTGTTCTGGCGTTATGATTACCCATATCACCGATCTTGATTCTTTCGTTCTCAAGACGAACACCACCAGTTACTTTTAGAGCCTCGGATGCTGCATCGATAATCGCACCCGTATACCCTGTGTGGGAGTTCGAAGATCCCATGATTTGAACGGGGAGTGGTTTAATCCTAGATACACGATTAACTGTATCAGTATCACCCCAAGCAGGTTTCACGATTTGAACGTGTGCGCCTGTAAAACCTGTTCCACCACCTGCACCAAAGTCAGTTGCGATTGTATAAGTAGCACCACCAATAATAACATTATCACCTGTTTGACCTGACGCTAGGTATGGTTCGAATCCCATTTGATATCTCCTGTAAGTAACATAAATATATAGGAAAAATAGTTGACCTGAATCTGACACACCTTATAATTCAACAAAAGGAGTTGATATGGGTATACCAGAATTAAAAGACGTATCGGAAAAAGTCGAGAGTCATGCAAGAAACTTCAAGACATCTTATATAGACGCTGTTGTTAAAGTGGCGGAAGAGAACGAGATTGACATCGAGGTAATAGGTAAGTTTCTTACAAAGCCTATTAAAGAAAAACTTGAAATAGAAGGCAGAGACTTAAACTTAATCCGTTCAAAGAAACCAAAACTACCTTTTTAAGTTGACATTGTTTTTCGTTTATGGTATAAATACATCGAAGCGGGGAGTTCCCGCGAAGTTTAGTGCGGGGGAGTTCCTCGCGGAAAGGATAAAAATATGGGTTCATTTTCTGATTTTAAAAAGCGTTCAAAGAGTAGCATCGGGGATCTAACTGCGAAGTTAGAACAAATGAATAAGAAGGAGTCCTACAAGGATGATCGCTTCTGGATGCCTCAACGAGATCAATCTGGTAACGGATACGCAGTGATTCGTTTTCTTCCTGCTTGTGAGGGAGAGGAACTTCCGTGGGCTAAGTATTACGAGCATACTTTCCAAGGTCCAGGCGGTTGGTACATCGAAAAGTCTCGCACGACACTGAATGAAAAAGATCCTGTTTCTGAAATGAACAGTCGTCTTTGGAACAGCGGTGTTGAGTCTGACAAAGATATCGCTCGCGCCCGTAAGCGTCAAACACGGTATGTGTCTAACATCATGGTTGTCTCTGATCCTGCAAACCCTGATAACGAGGGTAAAGTTTTCCTCTATCGTTTTGGTCCAAAGATCTTCAATAAGATCCAAGAAGCGATGCAACCTGAGTTTCAAGATGAAGAACCGCTCAACCCATTCGACTTCTGGGGTGGTGCGGACTTCAAATTGAAGATTCGTAAAGTTGGTGGTTATGTAAACTACGACAAGTCTGAGTTTGCTCCATCGACAGAATTGTTTGAGGGTGATGACTCCGCTTTGGAGCGTGTCTGGAATCAACAACACAAACTCGGAGAGTTTGTTAATCCTGAAACTTTCAAGTCATATGATGAATTGAAAGAAAAACTTGATGCAGTCGTTGGTACTGATATCCGCGCCTCTGCTCCTGTAAAGGAGAAAACGATTGAGGATGTTCAACCCACACCTTCCGAGAGTGTGAGTGATTCAACAGAGAGCGGTTCAAGTGATAAGCAATCCACTATGGATTATTTTGAGGATTTGATGAACGAGAATAGTTGATACTACGCTATTCTTCTCTCTCAGAGGGCCCTTCGGGGCCCTCTTTTTTATTACGCAAGCAGTTGTCCTCGCATCGACTCAGATGCAGATGCTCTAAATGATCCGTTTTGTGTCTGAGTGGACGCTCCAGAAACAGTCGTATTTTGAACTGAGTTTATACTAGACTGAGTATTATTTACCATACCTACACTATTATTTTGTGTCGTTTCAGATCCTCTAGCATTTTCAACATCATTATTCGCATTTATAACAGTGGTTGTTAATGACCCCCCAGTATTTGCGCCTAAACTAGTGGTTGTATCATCAACACCAACGACATTACCCGAAGCGATTTCTTGAAGCGCCTCATGAAAACTACCGAAACCCATACGAGGAGATAATGATGCTCCAAGACCAAGAAACCCACCTGTCATCTTATCACCCATTTTATAAAACATGGTTGATTTTAAATTTTCAAGTTCTTGATTGAATCTATCTGGTCCTAAGTCTCTCTTAATTAGAGAATCATCTTCTAATTGTTCGACCTTAGTATAATACTCTTTTGCAAGATCCCTAAAAGTTTCTTTGAGTTGTGTTTTCTTTCCCTCGTCCGACTCATTTACAATTTGATCTGCAATCGCTGCCATTCTTCCCTCTAAAATACGAAGAGGAGTAATGTATCTCGCTGATAATGCTCTTGCTGCTGGATCTTCTGCTTGAACCTGTTCTGCTACGGATGGTCCTACATCACCAGTTTGAACAGTTTCACCGAATGCACCGCCTATTCTTTGACCCGTATTAGGATCAGTAAAGAACGTAGCGGCTCGCGCCTCACCAGACTCAATCATTTCATCAGTGACTTCGCTACGACCCACTATTATTTCTTTACCAGTTTCATCAGTTATTATAAATGCATCTTCGCCTGTCTCTGTTTGTGCGATACCCATGCTTCTTGCTGATGATCTGTTCATCCGAGCAAGTTCCCTTTCAAATTTTTTATCCATCGCAGGACTGATTACATTATCAAATATTGCTGTACCTAAAATATAACCTATTCCTGCTCCAGCGAGAACGGTTCCAGCAACAGCAGCGATTGATGCAGCACCAACAGAGGTTCCCATCAAAGTCATGAATGACGTTAAACCTGCTCTGACTGCCGCGCCTGCTGCTCTGGCTCTTGATCCAGCAGCAGCACCACCAGCCGCAGATGCCGCAGTACCAGCCGCACTTCCAGCAGCACTTCCAGCAGCACCAGCAGCGACAGCACCAGCACCTCTAGCAGCAGCACCCCTAGCAGCAGCACCAGCAGCACCCCTACCAAGTCCACGGGTAGCGATTCTAGCAGCAATCGCGTCATCAACAAGAGTTCCCTCCAGTATACTTCCTGCTGCGTCTCCTAATGCCTCAACGAGTGTGTTACTATCACCATCGCCTGCGCCTGCAAGTCCCATCGCTGCCGTTAATTCATCCTCTCTATCGTCACTTTCTTTTTTCGATAATCTTTTAGCCTCTCTTCTCTCTTCTGCTTCCTCTGCTGATGTGGGTAATCCCGCAAAGTAGTCAGTTAATAGTTCATCAATGTGAACAATTGGAGGAAGTATCTCATCTATCATCGCATCAAGTGTAGTTGAAAATCCATCTTGTAGAATATTAGAAATTTCACCTATATTCCCTACGGCTCCACCTCCAACACCATCAGCGTCTGCTTCACCCTCATCATCGGGTGTACGGGGCTTGAATTTTTCTTCTTCTGCTCTTTGTTTTTTTGCCTCAAGAAAAGAAGATACGCCTGGTATTGCTCTAAACTGACCAACAATACTTTCTTTCACACCTTTTCTAATAATATCTCTTGTTCTTTTTAATACAGAATCTTTTGTGTCAACGATTTTTTCAATCTCTATGACATCACCCGCATCAAGAAAACGTTGAGCGATTTCGTCAACTTGTTTTCTTGACATTGGTTTGGTTGTTTTAAAAATAACCTTACTTTTTTCCTCATCAAAACGTCTTACGCTATCAACAACAAGTAAGTCATCAAACAAACCAGCGTTTTCAGCACTGATACGTCCCTCACCTAGTTCTACAAAGGCGTGTATTTTAAATGTAGACTTTTTTACCTTTTTTGCCATTATCGTTTCATACGAGAGTTTCTTGCTTCAATTCTTTTCTTTTCATCTTCTAACCATTTTTGCAATTGAAGAATATAAACTTCCCTTTCCCATGGCATCATAGATTCTATTTCTTCAAGTGACCAGTTATGATGCTGCATCAGTTGAAAGTTGAGAACGTAATGAGTTCTCAGAGATGCGTGAGAAAGGGTTAACTGAAAAAATCTTTCAGTCCGCGTAGCGTAATCTCGTATTCCTCCTTTGTATGTTTTTCCTCATCTATGATGAAGTATTTTACGGTGTGAGTTAGGGACGGTACTGATTCACAAAATTCCATAATTTGTGTTAAGTCTTCGGTGGACATCTCTTCTACAAATTCAACAATGTCCTCAAGAGAATGCTCATCACTTTTGTATGATGCATCTGGTGTCCATACTTCTTCAATGGTCTGTGCTATTGTTTGAATTAACTTATCAGTTTGCGTATCAACCTTATCAGAATTTAGGAGCGAGTTTATACACGGATATTTCATGGTAATTCCAACATTATCAGATAACTTAAGTTTACGGTCTTTAATTTTAGAAGTGTCTGGAGGCTTAATTTCAAGAAGATTAACTTTTGCTTTCGATTTTTTACCCGTGTGCGGACAGTTGATCGCTGGTTCACAAACTTCTCCGACCGATTTTGCACGAATATTCAAAAACAAATATTCGAAGTCACAAATGGGTAAATCTCCGACTGACTCTATATTATCACATACGGATTCTAACAAGTTTATACCTGCACGAAGTAAAGATTCCTCTGACCCCTCCTCTAAGGCAAGAAGTAATATCTTTTCCTCTTTCACCCTAAACGGTCTGTAGGTTACTTTTTGTTGAGTTATGGGTAACGTTAAACTATAGGTGGGTGTTTCTGATTTTAATAAACCTGATAATTTCATAATGATTTGCCTTTCATTCTATTTCATAATCTCTATAAGAGAAGTTGACCGACTGTCGTACATATGAGTCTGTTGTATTATCACTCAATGATATGGAGTTTATTGTTTTTGGAAAAACTTCAAAACATCTCAGGGATAATGACGGAGTTTTAAAGTCCTGTGAAAATACTTGAATCCTCATATCGCAGACATATTGTTTTCTGTCTTGCATGATCATACCCGTATTTGTATCTCTAAGACCTCCACCGATAATCTCATCCATCCATTTTTCCATAGCGACTCTTATATTAAAAGAATCATTACTTGATCCCATCAATTTGAACACGACCTCAATATCTCCACCAAATGTTCTTTCGTAAGGTAATTCCTGAACAGGTCCAAAGGTTCTTCTCTCGACCGTTGACAAAGTTCTACCAGGCATCGTTACGTCTTCGACGATGATGCTCGCATCTCCTCCGTCAAAACCAAGGTTAACCCCAGAGGGTCCACCAAAAAACTGCACCTTAAACTTGCTAGGACTTGCAAGTTGAAACTGATTGATTCTATCCGTGATGGTTCTCAGATCGGTGGTCATATCATCTCCCTACTTTATTTATTACTAAAGATATCCTTTTCTGTAAGAATTAAGAATTTCCAGCCTCGTTGTTTACAATACTCTCTCGCATATTTCCACTTTGCTAGGTTAGTTTCATAAGTCATGCATTCGTTTAGATATGACTTTTTTGTTTTCTTTCCTCGCTTTGGTCTTATGGTTTGCTTGAGCGGTTTAACTTCTATAAGAATCGTATCGATTTCGTTCTCCTTACCCTTCTTTTCTATGAGAAAGTCGGGGTAGTATCTTCTCATTTTTCGATCTACAGTTGAATAGTAAGGTATTGATATTTCTTCACTCGACCAGCGAAGTATGTTCTTATTTGAGTCGAGGTATTTACAAACCTTTCTCTCCCACATGGATCTACAGATAATTTTATGTGGATCACCCATGTATTTGTTAACGTTCTGAGGTCTGTATCTAGATTTGTAAGCCATGACGTAATATATAGTATGGAGAACGAATATGTCTAGATACCACTTTCCAAT